ATCAAGATTGAGCGCGTGGAGCTGTTCATGGCGTTTGACCCGGCCATTGACGATGGTGAGGCCGACCCGGAACTCAAGCGGTTCAACAACGAGCGCCTGAAGTCCATCGTCCGCGCCACCCGCGCCCACATGGCGCGTGGCTCCTTCCCCCAGGTCGTGGTCATGCACGAGAAGAACGGGGACGAGCCGAAGAGCGCCGTGGGCAGAATTCCTTCGATCAATTACGAAGAACGCAATGGCATCGGTTACATTGTGGGAGACATGGAGGTGAACAAGCCCATCTTCGACAGCCTTATTGCAACCAACGCATTCCCGCGTCGGTCGGCAGAGATTTGGGCTGAATCGAACCACCTGTCGGAAGTGGCCCTGCTGGGCCGCGAGACCCCGCGCCGGCCGCTGCCCGATACCCACTTCGCCCGCGAGGGGAAGAAGATCACTTGTTCCAAGTCAAACTTCGACCTCGCCGGGGTCGGAGGCGGACTCAACACCTTTGTCCCGGCGACCACCAAGGAGGAAGCCTCAATGGCATCCAACGATTACCGCGAAGAGCTTGAGGCGATGAAGTGCGCCATCGGCGAACTCGCTGACATGATGAAGAAGAAGTTCGGTGAGGACGAGTCCGAGGACGAGAAGGACGAGATGTCCGCCGAGGACATGGAAGACATGGACTACAAGGACGAGAACGCCGAGGACGGCGTTCACATCGACATTGGTTCGCACGAGGGTGCGCCGGATTCGGTGGACATGGAAGAGGAAGAAGAGGCCATGCCCGTGGTGGCTGCCCGTTCGACCTACGCCCTGCGTTCGGAGAACGCCCGCCTCAAGTCCCGCATGGAGCGCCTCGAGGCCGAAGTGCGCCGCGAGAAGTTCTCCCGCGAGATCGACATCCTTGAGCAGGACGGCTACCGCATCCCCGAGTCGCAGCGCGACAACCTGATGACCCAGCTCCAGGCCAGCCGCGACCCGGTTGCCCTGCTTGAGTCGTGGCGTTCCCTGTTCTCCCGTGACCCCATCGGCGCGAAGATCGACATGAGCCGCGCGGCCATGCCGAAGACCGTCAGCGGTGGCGACATCTCCCAGTTGGTCAAGGAATTCGCCGGCAAGCCGGAAGAGTTTGCCAAGGCCATCAACTCCCGCATCAAGCGTTAATCGCAGAAGGACACTACAGAAATGCTTCAGTTCTCCCCCAATCTCGTTGCCAGCGGCGACATCAACCCCTACGCCATCGTGAAGATGTCCACCACGGCATTCACGGGTTCGGCCTCCACCGCGGCTGCTGATTACGTTGTCGGCGTTGCTGACGGTTCGACTCGTCGTTTCGACTCCGCGCTTCACGCGGCTGCTGGCGACCCGATCAGCCTCCAGCCTTCCAATTGCGTGCAGCTCAAGTGCAACGGCTCCACGGCCATTACCGCTGGTCTTGCTCTCAAGGCAACGACCGCTGGTGCAGCACTTGGCACGGCTGTGTCGGGCGATGTTCCCCTGTTTGTTGCTCTTGAGGACGCGTCGGTTGGCGCGATCTTCTGGGCTTACCGTCTCCCCGCCACCAAGGCGCTCTGATTCCCCGACCTTAAGGAGGTCTCACCATGAGTTATGTCGCAGTCGGTGGCGGACTGAATACGTTCGTCCCCTCCACCAATGCCCTTGCAACGGGCGCTCTCCAGGTTGAATTCACCCGTGCGGTGAACACCTTCCCCATCACGAAGTACGCGCAGATCGTTCCCACGCAGCAGATGACGGGCTACTACCTCCGTCTTGACTCGGACGACAACGTCCGCGTGACTGATGTGAACGAGTTCGCTTGGCCCCTGGGCAACGACCGCCCGGTCGGCAAGATGAACCAGCACGACTTCGTGTCGTTCACCGCTGCCCGCTACGCCTACCCGTTCTACATCCCGAACGAGACCGTGAAGCAGGCCGCGTGGGACGTTGTCGCCCAGCACGCTCGTGCGAAGGCGCAGCTCGCCATGACGGCGCGCTCGATGCGTACTGCGACCGCCCTGACGGGCAGCGCAGCGCAGACGGCGTTCAACAGCGTTGGTAATAAGTATGACAGCGGAACGTCCATCTCGGGCGGTGCGTGGACTACCTCCTCCACCAACGTGATTCAGAAGGGCATTCAGGTTGCTCTCCAGCGCATCTCGCTTGCCACGGGCGGCGCGGTGCGTGGCGAGACCGACATCATGCTCGTCATCTCGCCCACGGTTGCCAATCTGCTCTCGCAGACCTCCGAAGTTCGTGACTACGTCAAGAACTACCCGGCCGCTCTGCCCTTCCTCCAGGGTGCTGACACGTTCGCCAAGTACGGCCTCCCGCCGAACCTGTTCGGCGTGCAGGTTGTGGTCGATGACAGCGTGAAGGTCACCACCCGCAAGGGTGCTGCCAGCACCACCCGCTCCTTCGTCTACGGAAACTCGGCCGTGTTCGTGAGCCGTCCGGGTGGCCTGGTTGGCGTGGAAGGTTCCACCTCGTTCTCCACCTGTCAGATTTTCGCTTTCGAGGACATGACGGTTGAGAACTGGGACGATCCGCGTGATCGTCGCATCGAAGGCCGCGTGATCGACAACAGCACCTCGGAACTGGTTGCCCCGGTGTCCGGCGTGCTGGTGCTTGATGTCACGACCTGACGTTCGTTCGCCACAGTCATGGGGGGGCAGGAGTTTCGATTCCTGCCCCCCCGTGTTCGCATAAAAAGAAAAGAAAATTGAGAGTAAAGAAATGACTACAAAAAAAGGTATAAGCAGTAGGA